GACATTGAAGACACAGAATATACTCCTGTACTTGCATTTATGCTTACATCTACACCAGTTTCACTCGCTACTGAGAAAGTACAAGAAGTTGTAACATCAGTTCCACCTACAAATACTTTATAAGTTCCTCCTGCTCCTGAAAAACTTGATACTGTTCCACTTGAATTTGCTTGAACTACATGAGCAGCATTTGTTAAAAATCCTATAATTGCATCTGATCCATCTTGAACAGCATAAATTGTTACTGTATCAGTAGCTAAAACACTTCCTGTATTATCTTCTTTTAGTTCTACTTTTACATTTACTGTTCCTCCAATAGCAGGTTCATCTGCATCAGATAAAGTAAAAGTACTTGTTGTACTATATGCTTGTTTTTCTACTCCATCTACTAAAAATCTATAATAAGGAGTTGTAAACCCTCCTACATCAGTCGTAAATGTAATTGTATCACTTTCTGCTCCAGCAGTAGAATAATTTATAACAGACTTACTTGGAGTTAGTTTTGCTGTTTTACCATCTGCGCCATCTGCTCCTATTCTACCCTGCTGTACTATTCCAAGTGGAATAATATAAGTATATGTATCACCGCTTTCAGTTAAAGATACTTTTACAATTTTTGGAGTTGTAGATGTAGTTGCTGTACTTGCATCTACTGTTGCGCTTAATCCTGTTATACTTGTACTTGCATCTGTAAATAGTACATCACTCTGGGAACTTCCATCTGCTTCTAATATTTGTATGGTTGGAGTTCCTGTTAAATTTTGTCTTGTTACAGTAATTGTTGTATCTTGTGATGCTCCGCTTGGATCTAGTACTCCATCTGCGTCAAATCTTAATATAATATTATTTATATTTACTAAAAGAGCAGGTGAAAGTGGTTTTGAAGTACCTGTAACTCCACTTGTAGCTCCGCTAGGATGATAAGCAGAAGTTATTATTTGAGGTTTATTATTTCCTTTTTGTGCTGTTCTTCTTGCTCTTGCCCAATAATATTTTGTTCCTGCATCTGCTGTTGTATATGTAAAGTTTGTTTCATTATCTGCAATATATAAAAGAATTGCATTTGCACGATTGTTATCATCAGATACCCATATTTCTACATCATCACTTTCATCTATAAAATTAGAAGGATTTGTCCAGCTTAATACTACGCTTCCTGGTTTAGTAGTTGTAGCAGATAATCCACTTGGAGCGTCTGGCGCTTTTAATGGGGCTGTTTGTGTTGCAGTTTCTTGTCGTAACTCACTTGCTCTTTGTGCAGTTATTGCATAAATACTATCATCATATTCTCTTGCTTTTACTTGTACATTACAATCTGCATTAAAGTTTAAGTTTTCAATTCTAAATAATTTAGAACTAAAGCCAAAAGGAGGATAAGTTACTGAAATAACTTGACCTGCTTTTAACAGTATTCCTTTTGGACCTAATGTAAAAGATATTTCTCTGCTGTATCGACTTTGTAATAATTCTTTTTCGCAACCAATACGAGCATTGTAGTAGTTTGTAATACCTGAGTATTCCCATTGTCCTGTCTTTACTACATTTCTATCTGCTTTTAAATAATCGGAATTAAAGAAAGATACACTTCTTGATCCAAAATTATTTTGAGGATCTTGTATACTTGCTTTAATTGTATTTTTTGAAGTTCTTTGAGAATTATCAGAAAGAGTAATTCCACCAATTATATCACTATTATCTATATACTCTGGATTTACATTCCAATCATAACTTACTGAATTAAAAGATGTAGAAGTAGCAGGTGCAGAAACTTGAGTTTCAACATCAAGTACATATTTACCACTTTCATAAGATAATAATCCATTAAAATGTGTTAAAAATGCATTTACATTTTCAAATAAAGATCGAGTAGTATCAATAATAAAATTAGTTTGATGTCTTGTTACAAAGCATTGTTTATGATGCTCCCACCCTAAGTATCTCCAATACTTAATGAAATCTGCTGAATATAAAGAGTATATTGTTCCAAACCCTGCATTTACAGTAATATTTGAAGGACCACTACCAGATACTTTGTTTAAAGTATAAGTTCCTGCTGAAATATATTCTAAGCCACTTATAGTTCCACTTGTATGAGTTGGTTTTGTTGATTTATATCCTGCGGAAGTTACTTTGTATACATTGCCATCTGTTGTAAGAATATGCTCCCCTACTGCATAATTAATATAGTTTTGATACTCTCTTCCGAGCTGATGAGACATTTTCTCAAAAGTAATTTTAGATACTGTTGATCCTCCAACAGTAGTTGTAGTTACAGATTTAACAGTACCAGAAGCTACATGAGTTCCAGAACTTGTTCCATCACTTGTAAGTTTATAAATATCTCCTACTGCTACGCTTGTTTCATTTGCATTTAGAACAATTGTTTGATCTGAACGAACATCACATAGTTTTGCAGAAGATTTAAAAGAAGCGAGATCAATATCTGTATTTATATTTAATTTTTTACCGTATCTTGGACTTGATAAATAATCAAGTAATTGCATAGCAGGATTATTTCCTGCTCTTCTATCTGAGTATAATCCATCTATACTAAAAGTAAGCCCTGCATCATGATTTGCTTCTGTAAGAGTTACAAAAGGCATTTCAATTTCTATTCTTTTATTTGTTGCATCAAAACTATCAATAATTCGACTTTCTCCTGTCTGATCGATTGTTATTGTTGCTCCTTCTAATTCTGAGGAAGAAGTAAAATCTGTTAAAGCTCCCCCAACTCCACCAAAATAGAAGTTTCTATTTTTAAACATTTCAATGGTAAGAACATTACTTATACTTCCTATTGCTGTTCCACCGTTAAGAGCGGAATCATATTTTGCATCAAGAGTAATTGTATCTCCTGACCAAGTTCCTACAATACTGTTATCCGCTAAATAGCTTAATGCAGTTACTCCATTTATTTTAAATGAATAACTTACTTTTGCAGGAGCATTTGATATTTCATCTGTATATCCAGCTTTTAATAAATCTGCCGCTGCTGTACTAAAAGTTAATTGAATTTGATTTGACCCATTTACTGCAACTGAACTTGGTGTTTGAGTGTATAAAGCAAAGTTTGCTGAGTTTACAGACTTATGATTCCATGTTCTCATGTGCCAATAATTTGCACCAGATTTAAGTCTTAAATAAGTATATGCAGGCACTCCATTTGTTTCATCCAAGTCAGGAGTTTGATCTAATATAAATCTGTAATGTGTTGTTCCTCTACTTGTAGATAGTTCGTATTTATGTAGTATTCTAAATGAAGAATCACTTGCGTTTCCTTCTACTGTTGTAGTTGACCAAGTTGAGCCGTCATTACTTCTTTCAATAGTAACATCATCGCCTTCAATAAAATTTGTGTGAGAATCACTTGCACCTAGTATAGAATCAGGTAAATATGAATTATCATAGTTATAGTTTTCAAAAACTTTACCTTTAATTGTATATTCTACTTCTGGGACAGTAGTTTGATCCTCTGATATTACATAAGCACCTACTACATAAGCTGTATCAAGTAGTCGATGATCAGGCCCCCAATAGGGTAAATCTGAATCATAATAATCAGTCTGTCTTTTAAATTTTCCATATTGTCCTGTACCTTCTGCTTGAGTTACTAGGATATCCGCTGCTTTTTGAGTGGATCTTCCTGCAAAGAAAGTAAGGGATAAATCATGTGGATGAGATATTTTTGTCCATTGTTGATGTTGTAAGCCTAATGCATCTGTTGCTGTTAAATTAGGTGCATTTGAGTTTACAATATTTTGATAAGCAGAATTTGTAGATGCTAATAAACTTTTTAATATATTTGCACGAGATTCTGGATCATCACCAGCAGATATTTGTTTTGCTTGATAAAATTGCTCAGAATATTCAGCTTTTGCTTGTGAAGTTGCATAATTATCTGTATCTTGACCACCAACAGTATCTCCTTGATCTGCTCTACCATAGCACTGTAATTGACTATTATCTTTATCAGTACCAGTAGATGCATTTCTTACATCAAAGTCGGATTTATCTGTACAAATGATTGGAACGCCATCAACATAGAAATTATAAATACCATGTATTTCACCTTCTGAAAGAGCATGAACAACATAGACTATATTTGAAGCATTTTGAGTAGTATCTGCAAAAACTGGAATACCTGCTATTCTTTGAACTCCATATACAATTGGTAAAAACTTTCCTTGAAGTCCAATATTTAAATCGACTTCATTATTTTGTTCCACCATTGTACGAACTTCTACAAGCTTTTTGCCCCCAAGAAGTCCTGCAAGTCCGCCACGTTTTTTCATTTTATAGGTAACTTCTTCTCGGAAAGTAGAATAATTTGCTATTTGATTAAGAGTAGTTTCTGCGTGTAAAAATCCTAAGTCATAAGCATACTCAGGTCTAACTGCTGAATTTGGATTTGGAGTTCCATTAGCATTGAGAGCTCGATGAACTTCATCAGTTGTCATTCTTCCAGTAAGAGCTGACCAGTCTGCCCAATGACTTGATAATGCCCATTTTACTCTGCTGCCAGTAAGAGTTTCATCTATTGAACAAGAAGAAACAATACCTTTAAACAAAAGAATACTTGTATTTCCTATAAGATCTCCTGTTTCTGGATCTATAAATACTTTGTGAATAAATACTTCTCTATTAAGAAAAGATGGGTTTGCTAAACTTACACCACTTCTATCAAGTAATGCGGCTTTTAGTTCTTCTGATTCTAGTGAAATAGTTACTGCTACATTTGTATCTGTTGGGTAAGTAGAGTCATCATCTGAATCATTACCAGTTGTAGTTAAAGCAAGAGTTCTATTAGTATTTGAAAATCCAGTAATAATATAAGTTACAGAAGAATCACCAGTAGAAAAAGTACCAGAATTTTTAGTAATTTTTATTTTATCGCCTTCACGAAAACCTTCTTCTACTAAGTCTATAACATTTCCATTATAAAAAGTTGTATCAAGTGCAAAAGCACCGTTTGAAAAATCTCCTGTAACAGATACAGAAGTTCCTAAATGTTCTCCAGCAAGAGTAAGTCCTACACTTATTGCACGAGGAGAAGTTGTTTCTGAGTATTGTCCTACAGAAAGTACACGATTTGCTCTATAAACTTGTGAGCCGTTTGCATTTCCATCTTGGTCTGAAGTACCATCATTAAAATTTATGTCACGACTTGCATCAGTAAAATATACATAACGATTTGCATTTGTACGAAATCCTGTACCACTTGGATCTTGATCGAAAGGTCTTTCGAATTTTATTAGATGCGCGTATTCAAAGTCACCATTACTGACTAATAGTTCTTCTATACTTGTATCAATACTACGCTTTGTCATTAGGGTTGAGCCTCCTCTAATTGAAGACTAAATTGATATAGATTATTTGTTCCAAGAGAATACTCTTGAACATCACTACGTTGAATAACTCTAAAAGTTGGGTTTGTATAAGTAATTGTTGAATTATCTGAAACATCTTTTTCTACTGGAGGAACAACATATAATCTTCTTTCATCTGTTGTATCTAAAGCAGAATCAGAAGATAATTTATTTGTTGAGTCAGCAACTCTTACTACTTGATATATTTTTTTATGATTTGAATTTCCAGAATCTGAGAAATTAAACATGTCACCTGGACGTAATCCACCAGTGACACTGTCCATTCCATCTATTAAAAAATTTGTATCTCCTGCTGTTATACTACCCGAAACATAAATTGTTCCACTCGTTGTCGTTCTCGGTGACGAATACTGTGGTAGGACAACATAAAATGGTTTTAATCGCCCTCTTTTTTCCATTAAAAAATTATAAACTGGTTCGAATTCATCTCGAGTCATAGGATTATAAGTAATATCTATAATCCAGTGTTGAGCCATAATGCTTCTTGTAATTACACGCCCAGAATTTGTTCTTGACATAGAAACGGGTTGCTCAGAAGAAAATTTAACCGAAGCAAATCCTGGACCAGCTGTTCCACTTCCTGAATTTTCTCCTGCTTCTGTTATTTTATAATTGGGATCTGGTAATCTATCCGCAAAACTACTAAATGCCATTATCCATTACCCCCATAAACTGCTGGATCGACTGATTCTAAAAACCCTTCTCCATTTGCATTTGCTGCTTCTCTTATCATTCCTATGATATTTCCTCTTTGTGTGTATAACATGTTTTGTACGCTTTGTCCATCTACTGCATTAATTGTAAAGTTAACATTTGTGCTTCCGCCACCAAGTGCATAGTTTGGTATAACATCTACTTGTCCAGAAGGTGCTACTAGTTCAGGTCCTCTTTCTCCAACAAGCATTGCTCCATCTGCATATCCTCTGCGACCCATAGCTGAGCCTGGGAAACTTGATCCAGCTCCTCCGAGATTTTCTCCTGTTGTTCTTCCCCCTCTAAGATAAGCTAACTCTCCAGATGTTGCACCTCTTGCTACATCTACATTATTTGATCTTCCACCAATTGTAAGAGCAGTACCCATAGCAGATGAATCTCCTCCCCCCTCTCCTTGATAAGTTTGTTTTCTAATTATAGCTATTTGAGCAGCTCCCATTGCACCAATTGCCCCCATTAAAGCATACGCCCAAGGAGCTCCTAAGTTACTAGCAGCTGTTTGCATAATTGCTGTTGCAGTAGCAATAATGGTTTGTGCAATTTGCATTTTCTTTTGTCTTTCAAAAGCTTTTCTTGCAATAGCTTCTTTTTTAGCTTCCATTGCTTTAATTTTTGCTAAAGATGCCTCTGATTTTCCGTCTAGTCTTTTTTCTTGCTCGATTTGTCTATTAATTTCTTCTGTTCTTCTTCGTGCATCTGCGGCTAGTATTTGACTAAACCCTCCTAAAACCGCTCCAACTGCTTGTAATCCTCCAATTACACTAGCAAGTTTTTCTTTTCCTATTCCCGCAAAAATTCCACCTTCTGCAAAAGCATCAGCTCCGAATCCTTTTCCTATTTCTTTTGTAGTTTCATCAAATTTTAAGAAAGTGTCTACTAGAGTTAACATTGTTTGAGATAATAAACCAATTACTTCTCCAGCAGCTCCTAATTCTTTTAAGCTTGTTATAAAAGGTTGTAATGCTGCATTAGCTACTGAAAATTTTTGTGGTAACCCTTGTGTTTTTTCATCTAATTTCTCAAATGCCTGTAGAATAGTTAAAAAATCTCCTCCTTGAACAGCGGATTCAAAATTTTCTAAAGGATTTATTTTAGCTGCAGTCTCTGCTGCCTTTATTGTTTCTGTGTTTCTAGATTTTATAGCCGTATTTAAGCTATTCTGAGAAGTTAGAATATTCTCTGCAATTGTTTTGTCGATTTCTCCTTTTGCTACAGATGCAGTTAATTGTGCTTCTAGTAAAGCATACTGAGCATCTATAATAGCTTCTTCTTTTTTAATTCTATCAGCTACTGCTGTTTTTTCGTCGTCTAAAAACTTTTGTTTAAACTCAAATTCTTCAATAGCAGATAATTTTGTAGTTCCTGATCTTTGAAATTTTGCTATTCTTGCTTCTGCTTTTAATCTATCAGAAGTTAATTTTGTTTTTTCTTGTTCTACTTGTAATATCTTTTGAGCATTTTGAGCAGTAATTAAATTTGATTGCGCTGTGATTTCTGCATTTGATTTAATTAAATTAGTTTGTGTTGTTATTTTTGCATTTAAATCTGCAATTTTTGCTATGACCTCTTTATCTTTAGAATTTGCATCTAATGTCTGTAATTCTAATTCATAAAGTTCTTTTTGTTTTTGAGCACTTAAATTTTGAGATTCTAATAATGCTCTGGTTGCAGAGGCGTCTATAGAAGCAAATTGAGATAATGCTTTTTGAGTATTTGTTAAAGTTTTTAATTCATCTTGTAAAGTATTTGATTTATTTCTTAAATCTGTAAAAAGTGTTGCTAATTCTTCTATTCTAGTTCCTGCATTTGCTGAGGTAATCCCAAATCTTTCTGCTTGCTTTCCAAGTCCTTCTAATTTCTTTTTAACTTCATCTGGTCTATCTTTTAAAGCTTTTAATGTTAAATCTAAATTTACAAATTCTTCAGCAGTATCGTCAAAAGGAGTTTTACCTTTAGAAGTTTGAAAAAACTTAGCAAAAGTTCTTTCACTACTAATTAATTGTTTTTCTAAAGAATCTAAATTTCCATTAATATCGCCTGTATTCTGTGCAGCAATTCCAAGTATATTTGCAATAACAGATGCGGTTGCTGCTGTTTTTCCACTTTCATCTATACTAACAATAAATCCTTTTTCTTTGCTAAACTGATCTGCAGCTTTTAATATTTCTTCTTGTAGTAATTTTGCTTCATCTCCTTGTTCCTTAAATAAATCTCTTAATCCTTGTTGAATTGCTTTGTCTGATTTTTCTTGAAATGTTTTTCTAATTGCTTCTACATCAACAGGATCTCTAGCTACTCCCGATAACTTTCCTGTTCTTTCATTATATTCTGTTTGTCTTTTTGCTTCAGCAGCTGTTAAATCATCAACTGAAACAGCGGCTCCTTTAGCATTAGCTGCTAAATCAGAAAGTAATCCTGCTTGGACTTTAATTCTATTTATACTTCTAGCTCCTTGGCTATCTGCTTTTGCATTTTTTTCTGTTAATTGATCTAGCTTTTCAGGTACTGTATCTATAATTGTTTTAAAGTTTTCGAGTTCTTTTATGGTAGGGCTTATTCTTTCTTTTAAAGCCCCAAATGCTTGGATTAAAAGACCTATTGCAAAAACAGCTTGTCCAATAAAAGGTATAGCATTTAAAAATGCAGTACCAAAAAATCTTACTGCTACTCCAGCTGTTCTTGCTACAGGAGCAAAGCTACTAAAGCTTTTAAAAAGCCCAGTAAATTTTTCTTTAGTTAAATCTGTTGTTTCTCTAAACTCTTTAAATTGTTTTTTTGCTTCCTTAAACCCAGCTAAAGGTCCTGCTCCTGAAATTGCTATTAATCCTGCAGATTCTTTTCCTGCAATATCACTAGCTGTTTCTGCAGCTCCTACGTCAGCTATTGCCTGTGCCTGGCCTCCTTTTGCTTTCTTTAATTGGTTTAATAAAAGTATTTCTTCTTTAACTTTATTTATTCTTTCTTTTGCATTTTTTACAACTGCATCAGAATATTCTTTATCTTCATTTTTTGCAACGTCTTTTGCTCTGTCTAATCTTTTCTGTGCAAGAAGAAGTTGCTTCTGTACTTCTGTTTGGTCAACCTCTCCTTGTTTTAATAGACCCGCAAATTTTCTAAAAGACTTAGAAGATTTATCTAGTCCTAGAACTTGGTCTCTTGTTCCAATAATTACTTGATCTGAAGATTCTTTTGCTTCTATTGCTATTTGTTTTAATGCGTCTGCATTTTCTGCTGCTTTTTTAGACATATTTCCAAGGGCTGGAATCATTTGAGTTACAATAGTACTACCAAATAGTATTAGACCTCCTGTTAACGCTGTTGAAGAACCACCTAATATTGATATAAAAGGAGTTAAAACTTTATTTAATAAATTTAAGCCATTCTTTGTTAAATCTTCAAAGGCTGCTGCTAATCTATCATAAGGGTTTGTTTCAACTGCATCAGCAATATCTCCAAACTTTTTTAGTCCTTGATCATTAATTGCATTTACAAAAGCTTGTTGTCTCTGGAATTGAGTAAGTGAATTTGCAGATTTACCTAATTTTGCAGCATAAGTTTCAACAGCATCATCAAGACGCACCATAATACCCAATTCATCCAAAATTTCTGGTTCGAGTTTTATAGCACCTCGTGTTAATCTATCAAATGCATCATTTAGATTTCGACCAAGAGCAAGAGAAGCTCCTCTAGCTACTTTTGTAAGTTTTTCTAGGTCATCTGATTGAAATCCTGCTGATAATGCGAGTGAAGCGCCTTGTAAAGCTTCTCGTGTTGAAAGTGCATTTCCTGATATTTCTTTTAATCTTTCTACTACAATTCCTGTAGTCCTTCCTGCTTCGTTTGCCATAAAGGTAAAACCTGCTGTAAGTTGATCAAAAGCTGCTGCTTGTCTTAAAGCATTAAATGCTGCGGATGCAGCAAATATATTGGCTGCAAGTGTTGCATAGGCTCCAACAAGACCGCTAGAGCCTGAACCTATTGTTTGTGATAATTTAGCAAAATTCTTTGTAGAATTTGCAGTTTGAATAAGACCTTGTTTTTGGCGACCATAGTTCTTTTCTTGAGTTTTGTTAAGTTCTTGTGTTTTTGTATTTGTTTTGTCTACAGCATCAGCTAATTGCTTTTGCTGTTTTTGTACAACCTCAAAACCTGATGAGGTTGCTCGAACTTCAAATACTACTTTATTATCTGCCACTCTTTCTCTTTATTCTATCGTACTCAGCTTTTAATTTTTTCTGAGCTATTTCGATTGCTCTACTGTCTAACCACAGTATTGTTTCAAATACAAATTCTTTTTGATAATTTTCTATTCCGTAATTTTTTAATAAAAACTCAAAATTAGTATAATCTTTTCCTATATATCCAATTTCTGGAAATATTCTATCCCCCATACTATGAAAGATATTTATACAAGTTATTACTATTTCTGGAAAATCTTCCCAATCTGGAGGACATTTTTCCCAGTCGGGCTCTTCACCCATTTGTTCCATCATTTCCAAGTACTGATCCTTGGACATTCCTACATCTTTATTGTCCAGAAACAGGCGGAGTTTTTTGAATAGTTTTTCCTTGTTCTTCGCTACGAAAGTTTTCTAAATCAAAGACTACCTCGTTGAGCCAGTTGTCAAATTCTGATGAATTTTCTACTAAAGTTTGAGCATTTTCTTCTGTAAAATTCATTTCTGCTGAAGGGTCTTCATTTTTAAGATCTACTAACAACAAGTCTTGTAGATACTCTAATTTTAACCCTTTCCAGTTTTTAACTGTTGCTTTAGTAAATTCAGATACGAATTTTTCATCGTTAAGTTCATCTTCAAATTGACGAGTTTTACGATTAAATTTATTTATTGTACATCTCTTTCTGAGATTTGTTAATTCTTTTCTAGACAGGTTTGCAAGTTCTACTTCAAACCCGTTAAGTCCTGGGAATTCTACCCATGTGGTCTTGCTGTCGACCAGTAATGATTTTAAATCCATTTATTTCTCCTAATATGAAATTAAAGTTGATAAGTCTGCAGGATTTGTTAATAATCTAAAATCAAATGCCTGCGTAAATGCTTCTGCAACGGTTGTTCTCTTTGTAAACATGCAATTTGTTAAATTTGCATCAAAGAAATTACTACCATCAACAAGAGTTTTAATTCTTACTCTTGTATCAGTATTAAAAGTCTGCAATGTGCTTGAGTTATTGCTAGTAAGATACTGAACAATATTTCCAGACACTACTCTTCTTTCAAGAGTATACCCAGATGGATACATTGCGTTTGAAGCACTTGTAACTGAAAGACTGTTTTGCAATGTTGTATAAGGTGTCCAAGATATTTCATTTTGTATACTTAGTGTTGCAGATACTAAGTTTGATACATCTGAGCCACTTACCTCAACATCAATCAGTGATAAGGTGGGAGTTCTTGTGGAACTTGCGGATTGCAAAGTTCCTGGAAGTGAATAATTTTCATCTCCTGCTCTTTCTAGCTTTTGTGCTTGCCCACTTACTGTTAAAATTAATGATGAACCTTTATTTAAATTAAATTGTCCATCAGTTATAATACATTCAGTTAATTTAAAAGTGCTTTCGCCAGTTACAATATAAAGATCAAAACTTTTCATATTTGATCCAGTACTATCATAATCGACTAAAAGATCTAGCACGATAGATTCATCTTTTTCTTTTGTAAGATGAACTGCAAAACTAAAGTCCGCAGGATTGGCTTTTGTAATACTCGTCCCTTGAAACATCTTTGTTTGATCATGCAAAGTCTTTACTTGGTATGCATCTTCCGCAAATGTTTGTGAGAACGATACGTCGGGAGTCGTTTTTAAATTGTAGCGACTCCCTCCATATACTAGGTGTACACTACTTTCTCTAAGAAAGTTGTACGCTGTCATTGTTAGACAGTATAATCTGATGCGTATTGAGAATCAGAATGTGATCTTGATCCTTTATACTTGACAGTCATTTCATCTCCTGTTAGTAGATCTGTTCCATGACCAGAAAATTCTAGTGATGTTGAAATAAGATCTGCAACTTCGATGGTTGGTACTTGTAAGTGAGCTCTAGGAATATCAAACTCTACAACTGGTGTATCACTTGATCCGCCACCCATAAACAAACTCATATTAAATGAGTTAGTAACCAAATCAGTAGCAGCTGCTAAGTCAGTTAATAACTGGTTAGAACCGTTTGATTTAGTATCTAAGTACATTGTTAAAGAACCAGAAATTTGTCTAGCTCCTGTGAAAGATCCAATTGGTTTGTCAACAACACCAAGAGTTTCTGGTGTTACATAAGTAACATTATTAGCAATAGTTATAGAACCGCCAGTAATATTAATATCATATGTTCTTGTATCTAAACCTCCAGAACTTGCTCCGCCACCTTGTGAAGAATCAACAGCAAGTGTTAGAGTAGACAATTTATTTCTTAAATAGTCTGCATCGTCTGGACCTGTTGAATCAGCATAGTTGTAACCTTCTACATAAGTTGCAGTAGTTACAGAAGTATCTGTTCCAGCTGGTTTAGCATGAAGAGTTTTTGATGGATCTTCAATTGCTGTTGTAACTTGGTCAATAGTTGTTGCATTTCCTGACCATGTTATTTGAGCAATACCATCGATTGAGAAGTCAATCTCTGCCTGATTAACTTGACATTCATTTAATCTGTAAGTTGTGTTTTCAAGAGCAAAGAATATTGAGAGTTTTAATAACTCGTGATGTTCTGATCTCTCGAAAGTTACATCTGCATCTGATGAATCAACAGTAATTGCAGAAGCTTCAGTACTTGTTAAAGCACCTCCTGTGATATCTTTACCCGCGATAGCTGCCCATAGAATGTTTTCACACATGTCATGAGTACCGCTTGATCTCCAACTGTTTGTGCCATGTTTGTAAGGTCTTACATAAGTACCAAATGACCATTCTGCTGGTGGTAAAGCATCATTAAATCTTTTTGAACCACGGTTTGGAGCTGCACCAGCTTCGTTAATAGTAACGTCTGTTGCTTCACTTCCTTGTGAGAAGCTGTATCCATCTAATACCCCGATTCTAAAAGTATTTGCATCTGTTCCGTTTCCTTTGAATAGTCCAGTTGCAGTTCTGCTTCCTTGTGCTGTTGTAGTGCTTGTTACACCATTTACAACTGCTGCAAAACTTGTTCCTGATCCAGAAGTAGCAGACTGAGTAACTGTATCATTATCAGCATACCCAGTTCCACGGAAATTATTTGGAATGTAAACTTCAGTAACTCCACCAGAAGATACAGCAGCAACTATACATTTTGCTCCTGTTCCAGACCCTGATGTTGTTCCCAAAGTAATTACATCGCCAACTGCGTGACCTGATCCTGCAGTAAATCCATCCAAAGTTACGATAGATCCCCCAGAAGCATGCACTCCGTTTACAGAGCTGACAAACACCTTGGTATTTCTCGATAAATTTAAAGCCATTTTGCTTTCTCCGTTTTACTTTGGAAAGGGTGCGGCTACATATTTATGTGCCTTACCTGTTTCCTAATATCGTACTCGAACTGTCAGTTCTCCGATACCAAGAGGAGAAATTACTCCTTCATCAGTGCTAATACTTCCTATTGTTAAAGAAGTAGTAGTTTTATTCGGTGTGACAGTATCATCATACACTAAATTATCATTATTATCTATAATTCTTTCGATATCTTCTAACAATAATGCTAAAGTTTCTTGAGCATCATTTTCATCTCGAATATATGCTCGTATTGTTAAATCTAAAAGTCTCCATTTGAATTCGCCAGGTTGATACTCTCTGAATTCGTCTCCTGCTACTACGCAGATTTTAGGATATTGTTCTATTTCGTCTAAAAATTTTAAATGTCCATCTACATTATTATAAACATTTGAATTATAAGGATGATTTCCATTAATTCCTTTTAATTTATTTACCAAAGCATCAACTACTTTTTTTCTTGCTGTTCTATATGTTGATGCCATTATAT